GTCATAGTTCATATCAATATCCTTATACGAAGAAATCATCTAGTGTTGCAATTTTTACTGCGGACCAGCCAACAGCTTGTAGAATAGCTTGAAGAGGTGATAGAAATACTTTTTCAAACTGTAGTTCGTAATCAATATATTCATGCAGACCAAATACTTCAGGAAGAACACCTGGAAACGATATGATGTTTTCTTTAATAGGGTTTGGTTGCTTGAGATGAACATACTTAACTTTGTCACCGCCAGAAATTAATGGGTACTTTTTGTCCATCTTTGCAGCAGTTAGATAATGATTGTGCAGAATGGCACCACGGACGTGCATCGGCGTACCCTTTCTATACAGATTAGGACCGCGATACTTATCAATGTTATCTGTACCAATGTTACGACCAATAGCTTCTGGAGGAAGCGTGTAGAATTCTTGACGGAAGTCTTCAATGTATTGTTGAACACCAGCTTCATCGCCATTCATAATAACATCAAATGAGCCACGCAGTTTATCACGACAAACTTCTGGTGTAGATGATCGTACTGATTCTAGACCAGTAACAGAGATTTTTGGCTTATCATAGTGAACACCCTCAGAGTTCAAGGTATTCATAATGTAACGCTTTTTAGCAATGAAGATTGTTTTATCAGTAATCTTTTCGCGTTTCATTACCATAGCTTGGCGATAAGCACCCATCTTAGTAGCAAGATCCTTATAACCATTTTCAAGTACTTCCTCAATTTTCATCTTACAAACTTTGTCGAGGAACTCTTCACCTTGCTTTCGGCTAACATCAACAGTACCAAACGAAGCTTTAATCACAGAAGACATATCAACGTAGATCGAGTCTGTGTCGATGTAGATGATGTAGTCTTTGTTGTCAGTTTTAAGCAAGTTGTTTAGATATTTGTTAACTGACATTTCAGCCCAGCGAATTGAAAGCTGACCAGATGTTGTAATAGCTTCAGCCATTTCATTAATATAGTACAAGAAGTAAACGTTAGCAGTAGCACCGTACAACGAGTTCATGGCAATCTTAATAGCCATCTGTTGGTTGTGCAGATTGTTTGCTTCGCGCTTAAGGTTTTCTTTCTCAGTAGGATCATCACAAACTTCGATAGCTGATTCGACCTTAAGCATTTCTTGTTTAATAATACTACGATTGCCATAGTATTCATCAATGATTGAAGGAATAACACCTTTAAATTCATTAGTAAAACATACGCCATTAGCTGCAACAGAAACTGATTTATCAGTATTGTGATACTGGTTGTTCATAACCATTTCGCCAGAAACATATTCACGACGATCATCAACGTAAGTTTCAGGTGACATGTTATATTGTAGCATTAAGTGAGGATAAAGAGAGTTCAAATCGAACGATACAACCCAAGGATGCATTCCGACTTTTGGATCTTTAACATAACCACCAACAAGATCGCCAGCACGTGCACCAGGACCACCTTTCAGTGGAGGCACGATACCATCTTTAATAAGTTTGCGATACAGTGTTGTTTCCCAAATTCCAACAGTACCAAACGCATCATTGTAGTTTACACCACCGCCATAAGCAACAGTCATAACTAACGAAAGCAACCCAGTTTCATCTTCAAAACGTTTAATAAGCCAAGTATCTTTAAGGTTGTAGTCAAGATACAACTGCGGGTTACGTTCGTACAATTCAGTAAGAGTACCATACTCAGAATAGTCTAGTTTCTTTTCGCCAAGTACAACGTTAGCAATATGATCAAGCTTCCATGATTCTTGTGGACCATATTTAAAGCCGAACTTTTTGAAAACATCCATGTAGTCAATAACTGCAATGCCCGAGATTTCAAACGTTTGTTGCATTTTACCAAAGAATTCACGACCGGTTTGACGAATTGAGCGCCAAGGAGATAGATCCTTACACCACTCTTCACCCATCAACCTACCCATACGAGTAATGATGTACTGAATATCAAAGTAAGCTACGTTCCAACCTGTAACAATATCTGGATAGTCCATCATCCAAATGTGTTTAAATTCGCGAAGCAAATCTTGTTCGGTATCAAACTTTGTGAATTGAATATCTTCAGGATCAATATCAAGTAAGGTTTTAGACTTATCGAAGTCTTTACGACCAAGTAGATGATATGTGTTAGACTTAGAAGACTTATAGGCAATAGAAGTAATTTCTTTGTCAGCAGTATTCATGTCTGGATAACCGTCACTAATATCAACCTCAATATCAAATGATGCGATATTAATTAATGAAGTATCAAACTTAACATCGTTTGGATATTGCTGCTGAATGAACTGAGCAACATAATTAGTACTACCAGCGATTTGCATGCCGTGTACATCTTTATATTGCTCGATCCAGTCTTTAGCTTCGCGCATTGTATCCATTTTAATTGGAGCCAACGGACGACCATTAGTCAAAGATTTGTATTTTGTTTCAGTACCCTTCTTGTTGCTAATAAACAACGTAGGAGAGAACTTTACTTTGCGTTCAAAACGCTTGCCATCTTCATAACCGCGCCACAAGATATTGTTAGCGAAGCGCTCGACGGATGTGTAAAACTTAGACATATTTGATCCCTATTCATAATATAAGACTATAGTAACATTGTTAGACGTAAATGTCAACAGTTATTTTCGTGGGTCGATCTCAGTTGGGATTTCATTATTATCTTGTTTATCTTTTGCAATGAGTAGAGCTATTGACTGGATATCAGCTAGCAAATTTGAGCAAGCTGATTTATCATAGTCAGGTTTTGCGTTTCTGGCCTTATGTAATGCACAAGCCATATCATGCATCACGTTGATTCGCTTAATAAGATCTTCTACTGAATGGTTCATATTTAATCCAATGTATATTCAAAGTTTTGGCATTCATCGCCTTTTTCTAGCAGTACAGCACCGTTACGTAAATGGAATCTTTCAGCAACGTCGGTAAGAGGACTTAGAGTAACAAATCGTTTGATGTGTGGTTTGTCGCGCTTAATCAATTTTGCTGCTGCCAGAATAACGTCACGACCAGCGTTTTTGCTATAACTCCAGACTGTATAGAACATAGCCGTGTCTGGATCATCAACAGTTTTATCTAATCCTGCTTCTGTAATAACTGGACCCTTGGTAAAACCAATACACACAACAGATAGCATCTTATTGATTTCTTGATCTTCAATCGCATATACTTCTCGACCGTCTTCTAGTTTCCAATCCATATCTAAGTGAGGACGAACAGGATCGTCCTTAAGAATATGGCGTTTCCAGTTATCGTGATTTAATGCAATTAACTTTCTCATAATGTTGTAGATCCTTTAAGAGGCGATTTCGCTAAAGTTCTTAACTTTGTCGAATTTAATGTGAGACATGAATTTGTCGCCAAACTGATGTCCACGATGTGAGATAACAAAAATATTATCATCAGAGTTTAAGTTATGTAGAGTATCGATTAGCATTTCAATACCTACACCATCTAACGCACCATCTAGAGTTTCATCTAGAATAAGTAGATTAGTTGATACAGAATTACGAAGCTTAGCAACTGCACGCCAAGATAACATAATAGCAAGAGTGATACGAAGTTTCTCACCTTCAGAGAATGAAGCATAAGAGAAGGTATCACGAAAGCGCGACTTGATTACTTCATTAAAGTTTTCATCAAGTTGAAAATCAACAAACAAGTCAAAAGCCTGTAGATATTTGTTTATAAGCTTATTCATTACTGGAACATATTGCTTGATGATTCTGGCTTTGATACCACCATCTTTAAGCATTGCTGCAGTAACACTAATGACTTCTTTCTCGTTGAACAATGTTGTTTGCCGTGCTTCGATATTCTGTAGAGTTTCATTATACTCTAAAAGCTTGCTCATGTCAACGGCTTCTACCTCTTGTTCTGCAGAAACTAATTCATTCTTGTATGATGTTAGAGCACTCTTAGCCATTTTAATAGAGGCGCGGAAGTCTCCAATTTTCAGATTCATACCAGACATTTCAGATTCAACCGCAGAAATAGCTTCAAGACGATCGCTGTATTCTTTAGTTTTTACGGAAAGTTTTTCAAGACCAGAAGCAAGTTCAGTTACTTTAGTATCTTTCTCAGTAATGATACCGGCTTTAAAATCATGCTCAATGCCTTGCTTACAAGTAGGACAGTCATCGTGGTCTTTATAGAACGACAACTCTTTCTGGTGCGAACGTACTTGACTTTCAATGTCACGACGGAATGACTTAACCTTTTCCATCTTTGATTTCATAACAGGTTTATCTGAGATTTTATCTGCTTCAGCTGTTAGAAGATCTTGTATAGCTTCGACTTGTTCTTGATCTTCACTGATAGTTTTAAGATGTACTTGCATCTTTTCTTTGATCTTACCAACTTCAGTTTCACGAATCTTACGAATAGAATCGTTATGACCCTTTGCAGATTCAATGCGAGTTTCAACAAGATCTTTCTGATAAGAATTTTCGTTGATACTTTCTTTATTAGAGCTAGTCTTCTCTTTTAGCAAAGTATTCATTGTACTAAAGATTTGGATATCAAGAAGATCTTCGATGATTTCACGACGACCGTGAGCTGGTAATTCCATAAAGGGAACATACGTAGCACTACCAAGAATTACAATTTGAGTAAATGATTTGTAATTTAACTTAAGAATGTTTGTCTCAAGGTATGATTGATAATCACGAACAGCAGCATCTTGGTCAACAAGCTTGCCGTTCAAACTAATCTCCATAAAATTTGGTTTAATACCACGTCTAATTTGATAATTCTTAGCACCAATGCTAAAATCAATTTCTGTTACTAGCTCTTTTTGGTTAATAGAGTTAACAAGCTGTGGTTTACTAATTTTACGAAAAGCTTTGCCATATAACGCAAACGTAATAGCGTCAAGCAAAGTGGATTTACCACTACCATTAGATCCACTAATTAAAGTAGTCTTGCTTTTATCAAGAAATATTTCAGTGAATACATTGCCCGAAGATAATACGTTCTTATATCGGATTTTCTTAAAATGGATCTTCATTATATATTTTGCGCCTCAACATAAAGTTCATCAATCAATCTTTTAATCTCAATCTTATTGACTTTTGTCTCTAAAGAATTGATGTAGTCGTGTAAGATATCTTTTGTGTCCTTGGTTTCATCTAGTATTTCATCTAAACCTTCAGATTCTAAATTAAGAGAATCTTCAATAGATTTAACATCTGCTGCACCAGCGTCTGTTAGCTTGTTTAAGAATAAATCATAAATGTATGGATTAGTTCTGTTCTTAACAATAACTTTAATAAAAGTATCTTTAAGAGCACTTACATCTAAATTGGCAATATCTTCAATAGTCATATCAGCATCATCATATTCTATTTTGTGGAATATAACGTTAGGATTCAAAATCCATTCTAGCTCATGAGTTTCTGTATCGAGAACGCGGAAGCCACGCTTACCTTGGTAATCTGACCAAGACATCTCATAAGGAGATCCAAGATATGAAATATTGTTATATGTAGAAGGATGATGGAAGTGTCCAGAATATACGGCTTCGAAATTAGTGAATACGTCTCTTGTTAGACCGTGATCACATAAGTGACCTTTGTCCATTTCAAATCCTTGAATAGAAAAATGACCCATACACATTTGAGCAGTTGACTCACGGATTGTAGTCATCATCTCTTTATAGTTAGTGTTGTTAATCCAAGGAACCATTAAGAATTTTGTAGATCCGATTTGAATTTCTTTAGCTTCGTTCTCGTAAATATTAAAGTCAGGATATTCGCGTAAAAGTAAATTCATAGAGTTTACTTCGTTAGTGTTGGTGTAATACGTAGTGTGATTACCAACAAGACCATGATATTCGATACCACGTTTTGCGATCTGATCAAAGAAGAATTGCTTACCACGTTCAAGAGAAACATAGTTAATAAACTTACGACGATCGAATGTATCACCAAGATCAAAAATAATCTTAATATCATGTTCATCTATATAAGGAAAGAACACTTCAGAAAAGAAACGCTCTTGGTGATCCAAAAATAACTTTGAATCACCTCGAACGCCAATATGCATATCAGTTACAATTGCGATTTTACTCAAGTTTCGTCTCCAGCAGCCGTAATGTTATTCTCATCCAACAAATCAGCTTCAGCTTTCTTAGCAGCTTCAGTTTCTTTTTTCTTGGCTTTATCCTTTGCAAGCTTATCTTCAAAGTCTTGAACAAAGTCATTCATATAATCTGCAGCAGTATTTAGTTGGAGATCACTATCGCCTGTATATGTACCACCAGTAGCAATCATATGCTGAGAAGATTTAAAGCGAATATACATCTGCTTCTTTTCTTTAGCGATACGTCGCAGGAAAGCATACCAAATGATTTGTGTAAAGTAAGCAAAGGGATTTGAAGATTTTTCTTCTTTAAAGTTCATGATATATAGAAGGCAGTTTTCGATACCGTCTGAAATCATATCTTCTTTATAAGAGTAACCAGAAAAGTTTGGCTTGGTTGCCAATCTTGTAGCGATCTGGTAAATACATGTACCAATATAGTCGGGAACACGTGGTCTATCGTCGCCAGCATCTTCGGCTTCTCGTGAAATTCTTTTGTATTCGACGAGAGCTGCTAGCAGGTCAGGGTTATTTACGTAATTACGTGTACGTCTCTTAGCCACTGGGTATCCTCCTTAAGTTGAGTTTATTTGATTTAGTTAATATTAACACACAATTGCTGTGCTGTCAACAGTTCATTTCAATCTTACAACGTTTATTGAGAATTAATTATTTTTGCCTAAAGTGAAAATAACTGTTGACACATTTTAGAAGCTGTGTATAATAGACTTATGTTCTTTAATATAATAATAAGTATTCCATATAGTATTGTGTCTTTGACACTCCGCGAAGCGGATGATTAAATATCAACTGTATACACTCTAAAATCAAATTGTTCAGTACCATAAATCTCAATACGTTTCTTGAAGTGTTGTAGAGTATAGTTTTCGAATGATCCATGAGTCAAATCGTCAGCAATATCATATAGTGTTGCTTTGTCTGATCCATTACCCTTACGCAATGCTCTACCAATTGATTGCAGAACTTTAACTTCAGACTTAGAGCCAGAAGCAAAGATAACGTTATCTAATCGTTTCAGGTTAACACCAGTTGAGAACGTACCAAAAGAAGCAAGGATGTTATGTTTCTTTTCAGGATCATTTTCTACCAAATGTCTAATACGTTCACGCTCATCACCACTCACTCCACCGTAGATAAAGTGCAGTTCGCGTCCTTCTTTTTGTAGCATAGGCTCAAGAATCTTACCATGTTTTTCAACAAGATCAAACAGCACTAAGTTGTTTTGACCTTCGAGAGACCATAGAAGATTTCTGATAAAGATATTTCTTTTGTTATTGTTTACTAGATATTCACGTTCAGCAGGGTAGCGCTTTTGAGCTTCCTTGATCTTTTTGAATTCTGTGTGGAATATCTTACGGTTTTCTTTGCTATGTGAAAGAACAATCGCTTTAATGTTAAAGTCGGCAACAGTACCCGCATCCATAAGATCCTTAGTAGTAACGTGCTTACGTACAGAACCAAAGCAACCTTCAAGAACAAGACGGTGTGTTTTACTTTCCTCTGTCTTTAGAGTACCAGTGAAACCATGTCTATAGTAACATTCATCCAAACCTTCCATAATCTTTTGAAGTGATTTAGCTTGGAATAAGTGAGCCTCGTCTCCTAGTACAACTTTGAATTGAGCAAACCATTCTTTAGGAAGTTTCATCAAAGACTGCCAAGTTGAGATAACAACCGGTGCATCAGTGTTCTTATCAACACCACCTTGAATCTTATAGACCATATCAGGATCACAACCGTAGTCATTGAAATCACCAGCCATTTGATGTACTAATGAGATTGTTGGTACGATAATAAGTGTACGATGGTTGAAAACTCTATAGTAATGCTGTTGCATTAAATAAATGATAAGAGATTTACCAGAAGATGTTGGTGATAAAGATAAAGAACGGCTATCACGAAGTCCGTCTACAATGTATGAGTTTTGGTAATCGCGTGGTTCAAATTTACATCCAATTTCTTTAGCAAATGTATAACCATAGTCGTCTGGAATACTTTCACCTAGCATCAAATGATCCGGTGCGTTTAATGTATACTCACGATCTTCACAGAACTTCTTTAAACGATGGAATAGACCAACATAAAGAACAGGACGCATTGGTTGGTACAAACGAATTGTTCCATCCCACATCCTGTTCTTATACGCTGGAGAAAATTGATAGCCTGCAGGTTTAAACGAGAAGTATTCCGAAAGCTCCATTGCGGTGCCTGGATCACACCGTACTATTAAGTGTACAGCGTTTTTTTGTTCTACGTTAATTACTTCTGACATATTGCACCTTATTCATTATAATCTATACATCTATTTATAATGAATCGACTAGTTTATATTTAGTACTCGCCGTGCTGGAATTTGAGTACATCAATCATAGACTTAATGATAAAGTTTCTTGAGTGGATTGTTTTGATGATATCTTCGAGATAATTTGCATTTTCTGTATGATAATCAATACGGAGACTTAGCTTGATAATATCCTTATCTGCTTGAATCCATTTATCTAGGTCTTGTCGAATGATTTTTTTAGGATTTGGCTTCCAACCATGATCTTTAAGATCTTCTTCAGCCATTGAACCATCGAGCCATTCGCGTTTAGCAAGCTCAAGTTCTTTATAATCATAACGAAGCTTCTTTACTCTAAGCGCTTCTTTATAGTACATTGTGTAGTACTTGTTGTGCAATTCTGGAATTTTCTTAGCAGCCATTCCTAAATTTGTTTCATCGATAGTGGAATCTTCTGCCCAGATATCGGATATATCTTCAACGCTCATAATGTAGCCTTCTTAGTTAGCAATGTTTTCATAGATCATTATATCACACTAAAAGGTAGGTGTCAACTTATTTTTTCAAACGTCATATTGGTATATCTGAATGTAACGTTAACTTCAGGGTGTGTTACTGTAGAAGCCGTAGCATCAAGAGCTACACCACTAAGCGCAGTAGGAAAACACTCGGTAAAAGTAAATTTGATATTTGAATTTCTAGCACTACTCTCTATTATAATAGACATGTCAGATTTAGAACCGTACTTACTTTTTTCAAGTGCAGCCCGCTGGTCCGTAGATTCTGGTGTTCCCATACCTTCCATCCA